CTTGTAAGTCTGTCTAGTTCAGCACGTCCGACACACTTTCAAGTACCCGACTCTGTAAAACGCATAGACTTCATTCGTTATAACGTAAGTACTACAAGCGATACAGAGTTTAAAGAGATACAATACATAGAACCTTTGTTGTTCTTAACCTTACACCAAGACGGTACAAATGTTGATACAGTCTACGATGTAAACGGTAACACACCATTACTTATTCGTAATGATCAGATGCCTACCTACTACACATCATTCGATGACCTGCATATCGTAATGGACTCCTATAAGAGTGACACGGATCAGATTCTAGCAGAGAACAAGACACAGGCACTAGGTCATAAGATTCCTACATTCACAATCAGTGACAACTTCACCCCAGACTTAGATGAAGTACTGTTCCCATACTTGCTTGCTGAATCTAAATCTACATGCTTCTCACTATTTAAGAGTGGTGTAGATCAGAAGATCGAACAAGCTGCACGTAGACAGAAGTCATATATGCAGAGTGATATGTATAGAGTGAAGAAAGAAAATAAAAGGCCGTACTATGGTAGACGTTGATTTCGAGATTGATTACGACAACAAAACCTTAAAGGCGACATGCACAGAAAAACTAAGCACTCCGATCCATGTAAGAAAATCACCAGATGGCTTTATATTCTTCGAGGTCCATGTAGAAAAAGGCAAGGTTCCAGGCGATTTAAGTGGAAAGTACACATCTCTAGATAACGCTAAGAAAGCTATACAAGTATACCTAAATAATATTACTCCTTCTAAGGCTGTTCGCAGAGAGGCTTTCGGTAAGGACTACGAGGAGCGTAAGAAACGAAATGCCACAGAGCCTCAATCAAAGAGCAGTTAACACCTTTATCAAAGGTTTGATCACTGAGGCAGGTGAGCTTACCTTTCCACCTGACGCATCTATAGATGAATTAAACTGTGACCTTCGTCGTGATGGTTCTCGACGTAGACGTAAGGGCGTAGAAAAAGAAACTAACTTCGAACTGTCTAGTTTTACTGTAGCAGATGATGCTGTTACCACAACAGGAACTTGGCACAACGTAGGCGGTCAGTCAGGTCTAGAGTTTTTAATATTTCAGAATGGAGATACTCTTTATTTTTATAATAAAGCAGATGTTCCATTCTCAGCTAACATTGAGACAGCTACAGTAAACTTACTTACTTATGAAGTAGCAGGTAGTGTTGGTGCATCACAGGCTAAGTGTTCTTTCGCTTCTATTAAAGGTGCTCTTGTAGTTGTATCAGAAGCTATTGATCCTATCTACATTGAACGTGACAACGTAGCAGAAACACTTACAGTTACTCAAATTGATTTCCGTGTGCGTGACTTTGAATGGCAAGGCGACACTACTACTTACTATAACGATGAAGCAAGTCCTTCAGATGAACGTAAGTATGACGCTCAGAACACAGGTTGGAACACAGGTAATGGTGCTCCTACTACTTTAACTAAACGTCTTACACACCCTTGGTATGCAGGTAAAGACTCTAGTGGTAACTATAGTGCTACCGAATGGGATAAGATATATGGCGGTACATCATTAACAGGCAATGGTCATTACATTCTAGATTTCTTTAGTAAAGACCGTGCTACTGCATCGGGTATCTCAGGACTTACTACAGAGACTGAATCTAGTAGATTTAAAACAGTAGCTAACTTTGCAGGTCGTGTTTTCTACGCAGGTCTTGATAGCTCTAAAAATACAGATGTTGTATTATTTTCTCAGATTGTAGAGAACTTAAATCAAGCAGGTGAATGTCTACAACAGAATGATCCTACCTCTGAAAACTTTAGTGATTTACTTGATACTGATGGTGGGGTTCTAAAAATATCTGGTGCAACAGGTATTAAAGTTCTTTATGTTATTGATGCTCGTTTATACATCTTTGCTGAAAATGGTGTGTGGTCTGTTTCAGGTGTTGATGACTTCTTCAGACCTACTGCATTTTCTGTTAAAAAGATTACAGATATAGGTATCGTTGATGCAGGTAGCTTTGTAGTTGCAGACGGTACTCCTTTGTGGTGGAGTAAAAATGGTATTCATACTTTAGCCTTTGATGAAAATCAAGGTAGACCTACTGAAAGTAATTTAACTATCTCAACAATACAAAGTTATTGGGATAGAATACCTACAGATTCTAAATTAAAACTTGTTTCTACATTTGATTCTTTAAACAAGCGTATATACTGGGCTTGGCCTGATAATGGAGAAACAGTAGAATCTAAAGTAAACAACATACTTGTTTTAGATACGGCGATTCAAGCATTCTATCCTTGGTATATTGAAGACGAATCAAGTAATACAGATGCTATCATTGGTCTTGAGTTCTTCTCTGGGTTCGGTGCAGGATACGCTACTCTTGATGTTGTTACAAGTAATGGGGATGACGTTATAACCTCTGCAAGTGATGATGTTGTATCTATTCAAACAGTTACAGGTATAACAGGCTCTCCTTCTATTATCACTATTATAAGAGATGGAGATACAAATAAAGTAACTATGGGTTCGTTTACTAATGATGACTTCTTAGATTGGGGTACTACAAACTATAGTTCTTTTGCTGAAGCAGGTTATGACTTCATGGGTGATCTAGTCCTAAAGAAGACTGCGCCTTATATTACAACTTACATGCGACTAACTGAGACTGCATGGGAAGGTAATGAGACTGATGGATACGCACCAGACAAACCATCATCTATGTTAGTATCTGCATTCTGGGACTTTAAGAGTACATCTTCTAGCACTGCACAACAAGCCTACAGATTTAAATCAATGCCTGTTGTAGATTCAGGAAACCTATTGGACTTTGATTATCCTGAATCAGTAATTGTTACAAGAATGAAAGTACGTGGTCGTGGTCGATCAATGCGTTTAAAGTTCGAGAGTGAACAAGGTAAGGATTTCGTTCTACTTGGATACTCAGTTCTTGGTGGAGTTAACCGTAACTTCTAATAGGAGACTTTATGTCTTACACAATTCGTGACGCTAACCAGAGCGATATAATAGATATTCTTCTTTTATGTAAACAATTCGCAAAAGAAGTACCAGACTTTCTAGCAACACCTAACATAGATACTACTAAGATAAGTAATTCACTACAAGACTTGATAGATTCTCCTTATGGTTTTGTTAAAGTTATCTGTTACAATGAAACAATAGTAGGTTCTTTAATATCAGTTGCATCTGAAATGTTATTTAATTCTAACTTAATAGCTCAGGAGTTAATGTTCTGGATAGAACCAGATCACAGAAACGGAAAGACTTCCGTAAAGATGATAAAAGAATACGTCAAGTGGGCTGAAGATATAGACTGTAGTCTTGTTAGACTTTCAACAGTTGATAAATGCACAGGTTCTAAAGCAGGTTTGCTTTTTCAAAGACAGGGTTTTTCTTGTGCAGAAGAATGTTATGTAAAGGTATTATAAAATGGCGGCAATATCAACAATCGTTCTAGCAACGGCTACTGTAGTTGGGTTATCACAAGCTTCAAAAGCAAAGAAAAGAGCAGCAGCAGCACAAGCCGAAGCTGAAGTTGTTCTAGAAGAGTCTGCAGTAAAAACTGAAGAGATTAGTGCCTTACAACAGCAGTCTACGGCACTTGCTCAAGAACAACTTGCGTTACAGAAACAGCAGATTGAAGAACAAAAGAGAGCACAACAACTTCAAGTTAGGCAGCAACGAATACAAGCAATACGACAAGCTCAGATTCAAAGGGCTAGGGTTGCTTCGGCTGCTCAAGCTCAAGGTGCTGCAGGGGCTTCTTCAGTGGCAGGGGGTGCTGCATCCATTGGTTCTAATCTAGCTGCAGGTCTTGGTTTCTCAACTCAGATGTCTGGTATATCTCAGAATATTACAGGTCTTCAGCAATCATCAGTAGACTTAGAAAGTCAGATCAAAGGTCTATATGGACAAGCAGGTGTTCTATCTGCAGAACAAGATGTTCTTATGGCAAGGGCAGGTATGCTTTCTCAACGTGCTTCGAATCAGTATAGCTTGGCTGCAGGGTATACTGGAATGGCAATGAATGCAGGATTCCAACTTGCAGGAAGTCCTTTCGGACAAACAAGATTATTCTAATAGGATTAACGAAGTGGTTGAACAGACTCAAATACAGTTTATGGATGAAGAAGAGGTTTTATCTTTCGATGAAGCTTTTCCTTCTGAAGTTCAAGAAGAATTACCTTCTGTGTCCTCTGATACACAGGATGATGAAATCTACTATGCCACTGGTCAACAGGATTTAGATGTTAATTCTGCTAAGAACCATGTACTCTTTGCTACTTCTCCTCTAAATAACTACATCAACAAAGCTCTAGATCAAAGAGCACTAGCAGAAGAAGTAGAACGAAACTACGCAAACATTGAGACTAAACAGAACGACTTTATAAACAACCCTCAGTTCTACTATGAACAGGCTCTTGCTCAAGGGGATGACTCTGTTGATCCTGTCGATCTCAAGTTAGCTATGGCACAACGTATCAGCCAAGACATCATTGCTGAGTACGAAGATCAAGAAGAAACAGGCATCATGGATCGTGCATTAGACTTTGCGTCTTATGTTATTCGTGATGTCACTATTGGTATACCTGAGAACTTAACTAAACGATCAGAGCGTTTAGGTGCTGAGTTTCTATACAAGGCTGCTGACCCTAATGTAAGCTTGAATGAGTTTGCTCAGTGGGCTAGAGGACAGATCGACGATGTTATGTCTGAAGGTCTTCGTGAGAACAATGCTAATACTCTAGCTTGGTTGAAGAGTTCTGTTCTTAACTACGGCTACGATCCTCAAGCTGATCTAGTAAAGTACATAGCAATTCTTGACTTAGTAGGTCTAGGTAGTACTGCTAAAGCAAGTCTGAAAGCAGTAGCTAAAACTGCTAAACCACGTACTATCACTGCTAAGATTTCTAGTGAAGCATCTCCTGAAGAGGCTGCAGATGTAGCGGCAGACATAGCACGGAAGCGTGTAGACCCTGTTGTTGAAGCAGACGCAGGACCATCAGCGACTAACCTACATCCCCCTGCTACACCAGTTACAGAGGGACACTATGCACGTATCTTGAAAAAGGATAAGTTAGTACAGAAACTATCTGACTTGATTAACTCAGGATCAATGGGCCGTGCTCTTACTAAGGACGAGATTGCACTAGCTACATCTAAGTTTGCTGATCGTTTTAAACAACGAGTAGGTAATCCTATCTATGATCAACCTGCTGCTGTTGATACAGGGTTCGGTAATCAGTTGCTTCGTGTAGACTTCGGTAAAGCTGCAGACGGTAACCCTTATGCGCCATTGAAGAACGGTGAAGCTCCTGCATCTGTTAAGAGATTAGCAGAACGTACAGGTGGTCAAGTCGCAAAGGTTACTAACGAAGCAGGTGAGCTAAAGGGTTATGTAGTACGTTTCGAAGAAAACCTAGATTTAAGTAAAGTATCTAAAGACAAGGACTTTACTCTAGACTACAATCCTGATGAACTATTACGTATGGAACGTGGCATTGTTCGCAAGACTATGGGACGTGTGTTCGGTAACTTCTTGATGGGTTCTACTGCCCTACGTGGTGTTGAGCGCACCAATGTATTAGCTAATTTAGGTAAAGATGCCCAAGGTGCAGTCCGTAACCTGATCGAACAAGAATACAAAAAGATAGATGCACTAACTGCTGACGAGTTTGAAGCATTAGATAGTATTACACGAGGTCTTCGTGATGGTGCAGAAGCTACAGAACGTGTGTGGTTTAGTGACCTAGAGTTTGCTAACAAGTTTAAAGCCTACACAGGTAAGCAAGCTGATGAACGTATTATCTCTGCTTACAATGCTACTGTAAGTCTTGACAATGCTCGTTACATCTTGAATGCAAACAACACAATGCGTCGATTCGTAGAGAAGGGTTATAAAACTTTAACTCTACCTAACGGTTTCAGGATTCCTTCTAAAATAATTAGCAAGGATGCACTGTCATCTGATGACTTTATTATAGACATTGCAAGCAACACTCGCCTACGTAAGTCAGAACTAGACGAGGGTGTTGACGTATGGAAACTACATGATGATTATGAAGGTATCATGTATGCTTCACGTCCTAGTAAAGTAGATGCTCTTGATCCTGGTGATGTGCTAGGCTACAACGCAGGTGGTCCACGATTCAATCCTAAAGCTAACTACTTTGTTGTAGTTGGTGACCTTGCTCGTGGTCGTGTAAAGAGTCTTATGTCTACCTTTACTAAGACAGATGCCGACACTGCAGTTGAGCAACTTAATAATATTCGTCGAGCTATCTTAGATGAAGCAGATGACATTGATGAAATCATCAAGAACAACTCTGATTGGAATCCTAGTATTCAAACACTAAAACAATTCCAAGATGAAGCTGCAAAGAATGGTTGGAATCTAAGTGACGAGTTTGAAATATCAGTAAAGCCTCGTAACCAATCAATCGAAGAAGTAGCACCTGATGATGTTTACTATCGTAGACCTTTCAGTGAGTTTGTAGAGAATGATATGCGCCGTAACGATAAGGTTCTACCTCAGTTCGGTGGCGGTCTATCTCACAACATGGACCCTATGAATAGCATCATGCAAGGTTTAGGTACTGCAGTGAACGAGTTCGCTACAAATGCCTACAACTTTAATGCTATGGCAGGGTGGGTTAAGAAAGCTAAGAAAGAATGGCTACCTTCAGGTTACTCTCCTGAAGACTACAGAGGCTTGTTCTTGAATGCCAAGGTAACTGGAACTGACCCTTTCTCTAGACGTATGCGTGAACTACAGGCTATTGAGCGTAGACGTATGGGTGTCAAGAGTGAAACACACCTGTGGATGGAGAGTCTAGGGCAACAACTATCTGAGTATATCTTTGATACTACAGGTGGTCGTATAGCAACAAGGATTGGTGACCCATCTAATGCTTTGTTGAATGTAGGTTTCCAATCTGCATTCGGATTTTTTAATATATCTCAGTTTCTCATTCAGGGTTCCCACGCTACAACTATTATGGCTATCTCGCCTAAACACGGTATGCGTGGTGCAAGTATGACATTAGCTTTACGTAGCCTATATCACCAATCAGGTGAAGCACTAGAGCTAGGTGTACAACGTGCAGCTAAATTCTATGATATGGAACCAGAAGAAATTAAAGAGATCATGGAGTACGTAAGAACTTCAGGTCGTAGTTTCATCAACGGAGATGCTATCGAACAAGGTACAGGAATCTCATGGGGTGTCTCTAGTTTCAATGGCGAAAGCTTGATGCCTCGTACTGTACGTAAAACCTACTTTAAAACCAAGAAGGTTATGAAGAAAGGTTTATCTGCAGGTATTTACCCATTCCAAGCAGGTGAATACCTTGGTCGCCTTACAGGTACATACACCTCTATCCTTGAGTTTAAAGCAAAGAACCCAGGTGTACCTTTGACATCCGAAAGAGCACGGTACGCTATTGCTAGACGTGATCACGATCTAACCTTCAACATGACAAACACAGGTCGCCCTATGATTCAGAGTGGCTTGATGCGTGTCCCTACTCAGTGGTTATCTCACTCTTTCCGTGCTATGGAAGAAATCTTTGTAGGACGCAACTTCAATAAAGGAGAGCGTTTTAGAATGGCTGTCGTTCTAATGCCTATGTATGGTACTGCAGGTTTCGGATTCTCTAGTGCTGCAGATATGATAGCAGACTACTATGACATGGACCCTGAAAGTTCAGGTTTCACATTCTTGAAATGGGGTTTGTTTGATTGGATCGGTGACGTTCTTATGCCTGATGATGTAGGTAAAGAAGGTATCGGGTTATCTAAGCGTTTGTCTCCTGTAGGAGCTATCGTAGATACATACAGGAAGATCACACAAGATCAGTTCTTAGAGGTAGCTCTTGGTCCTTCTGGTCAGATCGCTAAGAGTGCAGGTGATGCATTTATGAATGTTATGAGTAAGTCTTATGACACTCGTGGAGTCGCTCTAACAGAGGACATTATCACATTACTAAGACAACCTTCAGGTCTAGATAACATTGCAAAGGCTGTAGGTATCTTTAACAACGGAGAGTACCGTAGTAAAAATGGTGTAACACTTCCTACTGAAATGTCTACTACAGAGGGTTTCTTTCAGCTTCTAGGTGTTGGTAGTTTAAAGACTCAAGAATACTACGAAGCAAAGAGCATTGTTTATAACAGTGAAAAGAAACTTAAAAAGTTCAGAAAAGAGATTAACAAATACTCAGAACGAGCATACTCTTTGATAGAGTCTAGTGATCAAGCAGACAAAGAACGTGGATTTAAGTTAATGCACGAGATAGATGCTATGATTAAACTGAGTGGGTTCTCACCAGAGCAACAGAAGTCCTTGACTAACACTGCACTAAGGAAAGATCCTGACTCATTCCTAAGAACTTATCAAACTTTACTAAGACACGATAGAGACTTTACTGCTCAGAGAACTGCAGCTACTCTAGGCCGTTAAATGAAAGGTAATTTAAATGGCACAAGACTTATTCGCACCTAGATCAGCTTTTCAGATAGGGTATGAACAGCCTATCCAACCTGCTGTAGACAATACTGAAAAGGTACGTACTGACTTTGAGCAGATGGCGTTACGATCAGAGGCTAAACAAATACGTGCAGAGTCTACGTTAGAAAATGTAGAGTTCGCAAAGCAAAAAGCTATCCTTGACGTTGTTGGAACAGGTCTGAAAGCCTACGGTTCATATACTCAGACATCTGAAGCTGCTCGTAAACGTCAAGCTACAGGGGATTTGTTTCAAGGTTTGGATGATCTTCAGGCTCAACGTGAAGCAGGTACTATTACAGAAGCTAAATATGAAATAGAAGAAGACAGGCTTATAAAAAGTGCAATCAGAGCAAACGTTGATATGGATTCTGTTAAAACTGAATTAGAAATCTACACAAACAAACCTGTTGCTATGTTAGGTAAAAAGCCAGAAGAATACCTACAAACACAAATGCGTAATGACCCTCGTTTTGTAGTATATTCTAACGCTTCTCGTGTAACTAGCCCAGACCTTACTGATGCAGACCACGAGAACTATGCTTTTCAGCAGATTCAGTTAGAGGATAGAAACCAATCAATAGCTCTAATGGCTGACGCTAAACGTAAAGCCACTAAAGGTGCAGCTTATATTAACTTTGATACTGAGTTTAAACCTACTATTGATGATCGCTACAATAGACTTCAATCATCTATCCTTGCTACTGTTGAAACATCTTCAGGTAATATAGACCGTAAAGGTCTTCGTGATATGTTAGGTGTTATTAAAGCTGAGAATGCTTTGCTCTTAAATGAGAAATCATACTTAGGTATATCGGACGAAGATTTCCAACCTGTGTTAGATCGTGTACAAGCCTTAGAAAATTTCATTCAGACTACTCTAGACTCTAATACTTCTGAAGTTTATTGGGATGACTTTAGGTCTTCTCTTGCACAAGCAGCTAAAGCAGGGGGCAATCCAGAGATGTTTATGGGCGCACTACTAATGACAGACGTGCCTACTGTTGCGAATGCTTTAGGTATGGGCGGTAGTACTGAACTAATAAACTCTGTAATGAACTCAGACGCAGCTAAACAGTACTTTACACCTATATCTAACGGAGATACTCTAAGAGAGATTACGGATGCTACTACTGAAACTGTAACACCAAACACAGTACTTACAGACGATCAGCTTCCAGATGCGTTTAAAATACCTGAAGGACAAGATCGTGCTAAAACTGGATACAATTATAAAAGTGGTATCTTTTTCTTAAAGACAACAGACCCTAATCGTTTACAGGAAGAGACATTCAGGAAACAGTTTGTAACTGGTGCTACAAATATAGTCCGTGCTTTGAATACTCCTGATGTAGCTATGAGTAAGCAACGCATTACTGATGCTATTGTATCTACAAACATGGCTGATAAGTTAGACAAGCTAGAGATATACGACAAGACTTCTGCTGATACCCTCCGTATTGGTATTCGTAGTCAGTTGCAACACCAGAGTAACGTTAACGGTGCTTACTTAGATAACCTAGAAAACTCTGCGGCTGTTCTGAAAGGCTACCCTGTAAGATTGTCTTGGGATTCTGAGGAGAATGCATATTATATCACAGGAACAGAAGGTAATCCTCAAGGTGTTCTTAGACACTTTAAACAAATAGACCCGCCCTACTACAAGGCTAACTTTGTAGAAGGTAAAGGGCTAAAGGCTGACCCTTCTAACACTGTGTTTAAGAATAGCGTAGTAACTAAAGCACTCACTGCTCGTGAATCTATCGACTTCATCAATAATCAAATGGAAGTCTTTAAGAAGGATGGTGTAGAAGATATTTCAATTATGGAACCTTCTATAGAAAGTGATATTCGTAGTATACGAAACAATAACCCAGGTAATATAGATAGAACAAGTACTCAGTGGGAAGGTATGTCAGAGGAACAAACTGATTCTCGTTTCGTAACCTTTGAATCTCCTGAGATGGGTGTAAGAGCAATGGCTCGTACTTTAAATACTTACAATACTCGTTATGGGTTGGACGATATTTCAGGTATGGTATCTCGTTGGGCACCACCTAGTGAAAATGATACTCAAGCTTACATAAGATTTGTATCAGAAAAAACAGGTATTCCAAGTGATAGGACAATTACTCTTCAAGATAACCCTGAAGAAATGAAGAAAGTTATTAGTGCTATGATTGAGATGGAGGGTGGTCAAGAAGCTTCTAGATACTTTAATTCTCAGATTATAGGACGTGGTGTAGACTTAGCATTATCTTCACTAGGTAACCAACAAGAAGAACCTATGCAAGAGTCTGAACAGATTACAGTTTCCAACATAGAGGGTAATGTAATGGCACGTCCAGATGATGAATCTCTTGCTTCAGCTTGGGATACTTTATACTCAGGAACACACGATCCAGAAACAGGTCAACTAATTCAAGGAGAATAAGATGGGATACGTTTTAGGTAATCGAAGTAAGCAGAAACTTGAAGGTGTAAACCCACGGCTAGTAGCTGTAGTGGAGAGAGCCATTGAGCTATCTGAGCAGGACTTCTCTGTGATCTGTGGTCTACGTACCATTCAAGAACAGGAAGCCTTGGTCGCTAAAGGTGCATCACAAACCATGAAGTCTAAACACCTTGAAGGTAACGCTGTAGACCTCATGGCTTGGGTTGACGGTGGTCGTTGGGAACTGAACCTGTACGACGAAATAGCTGATGCAATGCTCAAGGCAGCTAAAGAACTAGGAGTCACTATCCGTTGGGGTGCTGCATGGCACAAGGCTCTTAATGATTGGGATGGTACGGCAGAAGACTTGATGAATGAGTACATAGACATTCGTCGTTCTGCAGGGCGTAGACCCTTCATTGATGCCCCTCACTTCGAGGTGTTATAACCATGAAAAAGGAAGACTCTTGGCACTTATCTAAGTCAGTACCAATAACATTTATAGTAGCTATAGGTTTACAGACTGCAGCTTTAGTGTGGTATGTGTCTACACTTGATAGTGCAATCAAACAAAACTCTAAAGATATTCTACGTAACGAAACTAGACTAGATCAGATAGAACGAATTGTTCAGAGTCAAGCCGTAACCCTTGGAAGAATGGACGAGAATATAAAAGCTATCCGTGAAATGATGGAACGAAGTAGAAGGGAACAGTAATGGACCCAGTTACCATAATCACAGGAGCCACTGTCGCATTCAATGCACTAAAGAAAGGCTTCGCAGTCGGGAAAGACTTGCAAGATATGGGTAGCCAACTAACCAAGTGGGCAGGTCATATGGCTGATCTTGGTCAGGCTGAGAAACAGGTCAAGAATCCCCCTTGGTGGAAGTCAATAGGTGGGTCTGTAGAGGCTGAAAGTCTGGAAGTTTTCGCTGCGAAGCGTAAGGCAGAGGCCATGAGAAAAGAACTCAAGGATTATATAAGTTTCACGATGGGGCCATCAGCATGGGATGAGCTTGTGGCTATTGAGGCTAAGATTCGTAAGCAGAAAAAAGAACACGAGTATCGTAAGGCAGAACTACAAGAAGCCATCATTACTTGGACAATATCAGGACTATTATTACTAACAGGTATTGGTGCGATTATATTCTTTGCGTGGTTCTTCGCCAACAGATGATTAAGATAGGTGATAAGTATTACGTGTTCGACAAGAACGGAAAGATACTTATCATTACAAGGAACAGACGAATAGCTGAGAGAGTAGAAAATGGTAGTTGATTTCGATATTGATGGTGACGGTAAGATCACTGCAGAAGAAGTAGCAATGAAGGAACGTATGCTTGAGATAGAGCTACGTGAAGAGAAAGCAGAGTCGCAGAAGTTCATGGCTTGGGTAGCTATGGGTATGATGATTATCTTTACTGTGTTCTTATTCACACCTATCATGTCAGACTCTCGTGTATCTGCACTAGCTGATCTACTAGGTCTATTCTACATTGCACAGACAGGTGTTGTTGCAGCGTACATGGGTGCTACTGCGTACATGGCAGGTAAACCTATGGGTAACAAGGTGGCAATGAGTAAATGAGGTGGTTAGTCTTAGCTCTGTTCTTATCTAGTTGCTCTCAGATTCCATCCTTTCTCTTGGGGGGTGGGGGTGGACCGAATGTCGCAGCCAATGTACAGGCAGGAAAGACTAACTCTCAGACAGTTGGAACTACGAACAACTCTGATCAAGAAGTGGTAGTGGAAACACTGACAGGTGACCTGAAACAAAGCAACGACACAAACAAAGTAAACACAGATAGCGTAGAGAATATAAACATAAATGAAATACCGCCGTGGGTCTTGATCCTTCTAGTGCTAGGTTGGTTAGCCCCTAGTCCACAAGAAATGGGACGTGGTTTACTTACTCTAATAGCAACACTAAGGAGAAAGAGTGATGGCAGCAAGGCTTAACAAAGCTAAGATGAAATGTAATAGTCCACGGACTACACCTAAACATCCAACTAAATCTCATGTAGTAAAGGCGTGTGTAAATGGTAAAGAAAAGATTATACGATTCGGTCAGAAAGGTGTCAAAGGCAGTCCTAAAGGTAGCGCAAGAAATAAAGCGTTTCGTGCTAGACATGCTAAGAACATTAAAAAAGGAAAAATGAGTGCAGCATACTGGGCTGCGAAAGTGAAGTGGTGATATGTGGATAGGAATCTTATTAGTTTGTTTCGATCCTATGGCACTATCCTGCAGGATCATAGCAAAGCCTGAACCCTTCTATAGTGAGCAAGCTTGCTTAGAAGAAGCAGAACAGATAGCTATGGATATAAGAAGAGGCGGTGCTTATGTAACTCCACACTGCCATAGAGTCGAAGGGGATAGTGCGTAATGCCTGTACGAAAAGTAAAAGGTGGCTACCAATGGGGTAAATCTGGTAAGGTCTATCCAACACGTGCTCAAGCTGAACGACAAGCCAAGGCAGCATACGCATCAGGATACAAGAAAAAGAAAAGGAAGAAGTAGTGGCGAAGCCTGTGTGGGAAAAGAAACGTCCCAAGAAACTAGGAAAGTCCAAGCCTCTTACTGCAGCACAGAAAAAGAAAGCTAAAGCTAGGGCAGCAAAGGCAGGACGTAAATACCCTAACATGATTGACAACATGTGGGCAGCTAAACAATAAAGAAAACCCCCAAGGAGAAATCCTCGGGGGTTTTTTCTTATTGGTGTATCTTACACCATCGTTCTCGTAGTCGTTGTAGATACCAGATAGCTTTATCAATGTCCTCTAAGCCATTCTTGTACTCACAACGCCACATGTACTTGAGTACGTTTGCTGCGTGTGGTGCTATACTACCTGACATGTTCTCTGTCATAGCTTCTATCGCATCAATGCACTCAATACCACTGTGATTGTAGTGTATCGGGTTGTTTACTACATCATTTTTCTTAATCTTCTTGTACTCCTCGTCTGTGAAATCAGGATACTCATAGACATAGCATTCACCACAATACCCATCGTCGTCTAGTAGGTTACCACAGTCATTACAATTAGACATTCTCCTGTCTCCATTTCAACTCATGGATTAGCATGTTCTGTTCGTATGTAGACATGATCATCCAATCTCGTATCTCTTCGGGGGTGCGCTTACACCCTACACAGTATCCATCCTCTAAAAGACAGACCTTGATGCAGGGTGTAGGCACATCACCTAACTGTTTACGGTTCCTACTCACACTGACGTAGACCAGTAGCAGGATCGAAGTAACAAGCACCACCCTCGTCTACGTAGTCTTGTGTCTCTTCTACTACAGGCTCCTCTACTACATCCTCAGAAGTAGATGCATTTAAGATACCGTATCGTTTACCTGATGCACGAAATGTAGTACAACCAGATGAACCGCCATCGTAGGCATCCATGTATACCTGCTTGAACTCTTCCCATGTCACATCATCACCTACGTTACAGGTCTTAGAACATGCAGAGTCTACGAATCGTGATGCTACATTTAACACCTTGACGTGATCGAACACTGATAGTTCGTCTGCAGTCTTACCCTTCACACCAAAGACACGATAACCGTAGTCCTCTACTCGCTCAACCTTGGGTCCATCGAAGGTTTGGATAGTTCTGTCGTAGTAATGTGAGAAGACAGGCTCGATTCCAGAGGATACGTTGTCGGCTGACAGACTGATAGTTCCTGTTGGAGCAACAGAAAGCAGATGGCTGTTACGAATACCGTGATCGCTAATGAGATTACGAATATCACTAGGTAAAGACTTAGCAAAGTCACTCTCAAGATAAGCTTGAGTAAAGAGAGGAAACGGTCCCTTCTCAATAGCCAACTCAACAGAAGTGCGATAAGCGACATCCCTAATTACTCCCATGATTTCTTCAAGGGTTTGTAGGAATCGTTCAGTACCATACTCAAACCCTAGTGCTTCGATAGCATTCGCTACACCAGTAACACCAAGGCCCATTCGACGTTTACTCTTAGCTTCTTGCTCCTGTTCTTTTAGTGGATACGTTGCACGATCAACCACATTATCCATAGCACGGACAACATGTGGAATGTCGTTACGTAGTTGGTTCATGTTGAAGACGTACTTACCTTCATGCTCTACTACATACTTAGTCAGGTTGAATGAACCAAGTAGACATGCACCGTTAGGTGGTAGTGGTTGCTCACCGCATGGGTTAGTAGCTGCAATCTTCTCTGCGTACCACAGGTTATTCTTCTTATTGATACGATCAATGAAGAGGATACCTGGCTCTGCCCAATCCCATGTACTACGTAGAATCTGATCCCACAATGCACGAGCAGATACAGTCTTGTAGACACGTCCATCAAACTTTAGATCGAAGTCTAGGTCATCTTTAACTGCAGTCATAAACTCGTCAGTAACACCTACAGAGATGTT